TCCCGAGCCCTCGGCGGCAAGAGTGGGATGACAAGGGCAAAGCCCTTGGTGTTAACCAACTAGAGAACACGCACAACACGACGTTTTAACCAGTAGGCCAAGTAACAGATCACCTCGGCGAACTTGCGAGTTCACCGGTTCGGAATCGCTCGGCCTGCAGAAAGCAAAGCCGCGCAATAAAGCGCAACTAGAGAGAGGAAACACAAATGGCACGTTCGACTATGGAAGTTGCATTTCTCGGCACTCAGAAACTCGCCTTCAGCCAAAACGGCAGCGAAGTAAAGATCGTCAAAGTCTTTTATGGCGATGAGCCGGACGGCCAGACCGAAAACGGCCTGTCCATCGTCAGCATGGATGTTCCCCTGGAAGTGGCCGATGAAGTGTTCGCCTCGGGCGCCAACTTCGAACCGCTGGAAACCGTCCGCATCCACTTCGAGGTTGCCCGAGCCGGCAAACAGAAGGGCAACAATCTCTGCCTGCACCTGGAATCGGTGAAGCCCGCCACCCAGGCCGCCAAGCCGACCCAGCAACCGACCCCGACCGCCAAGCCAGCCGGCACCCAGCCGGACCCGGCCAAGGCCAACTAACCGGGAGGGGCGGCCATGCTGATCGATGACCGGGTGTATTGCGACTGCTGCGGCAACGACATGGGCAAGCTCATGGCGCTGCCCGCGCCGCAAAGCGACCTGCTGCCCGACCTCAGCCTGCCGCCCCACTTCGCCGTCTGCCCTGACTGCGAACCCTCCGAACAAACCGCCGACCTCGAGCAGGCTGGCGAATGAATTTCCTCGCCTGTGACGGTGACTGGCTCCAAGGCGCCGATGGCTCGCCCATCTGCTCCGGCTCGCTGGTCGCCCTCACGGTCGAGGAAATGCAAAGCCTCTACGGCTCTGCACTGACCTGGGACCAAGTCTCCGAGCTGCAAGGCGAAGCGATTGTTCTGTTCGCCACCGTGTTCGGCTTCCTGGTCCTGAAAAAAGCCCTGAAACAGTGAGGTATCAACCATGCAACACATCAAGACCCTGCGCCGCTCCCTGGGCGCCGCTGCTGCAACCGGCCTGCTGGCTGTTCAACAGGCCTACGCCGCCGTCCCGGCCGAAGCCACCGAAGCTCTCGACACCGCGGGCACCGATGTCGGGACCATCGGCTGGGCCGTCTTCGCGGTGATCATCGCCGCGATGGCGTTCAAGTACATGCGCCGCGCCCTGTAACCGGGAACCGCGCACTGCATGTGCCGAAGCAAACAAACCCCGCTCCGGCGGGGTTTTCTCTTCCAGGGAAACGCCATGAGCTACGAACTGTACGTCCTGATCCTCACCACCCTGGCGTTTTATCTCGTGTTTTTTGGGCGGGTGTAGGGATGAACAGATATCTAGTTGCCGTGCTGTCATTGGTGCTCTGGCATACGACTGCCAGTGCTGCTGATTACTTTTGGACCGGCTATCAAGGTAAGGCATTTTCCAGCGCTGTCTCGGCCTGTATGTCTTTTGTGCAAGAAGCCCCATCGCATCGCGAATACGTCAGAACTGAGGTTTCAGGTAATGGGAGCGTTGCGACGTGTTTTATAAAAAACACGCTCCAGACCTGGCTCGATGCAAACCGGACTATTTACCGCGGTGGTGATTCTTGCCCTGCCAATTCTGAGTACGACACAGCTACCGGTGAGTGTGTGGCGCCCGAACCGGACCAATGCGCCACGGCAACCGGCGAATTCGTCCACGAGTACAACGCCGGATCGCTGGACCCGTCCGTACCGCCGTCGCTGCCGCCATCCTCGATTTGTGAAAGTGGCTGCCTCTACAACCGCACCGCCACGGTTAAAGGCTGCAACCGTTTTCTGGAAGACACCACCGGCAAGGATTTGGACTCCGTTTACTGCAAGGTGGTTTACCGGGGTGCCGGCTCGCAATGCACCTCGAACAACCCGCCTCCCGGCAGCGTCTTCGATCAGCCACCGTCCAAGCCGCCGGCCGACAGCACTCCTCAGTTCACCAGCGAAAGCCAATGCGGTGACTGGGTCACCAACGCGGACGGCTCGCAATCGCGCAACTGCACCAGTAGCGAAAAACTGAGAGAGCCCGGCCAGCTCAATTGCAGCAACGCCGCGGACTACCTGCACTGCACCACCGGCAAGCCGGCACCTCGGTACGAAGACACCACGAAAACCGAGGAAACCACCAAGACCACCGACCCGGACGGCTCCACCAAGACGGAAACCAACACGACCACCGACAAGACCGTTTGCGTTGGCACAAAGCCTTGTACGTCGACCACGGCCGAAGAAAAGTCCACATCCGGCACCAACCCTGACGGCACCCCAGGCAACGAAAGCAAGGAATGCAAAGGCTCTGGCTGTAAGGAAAGCCAGGAGGGCGAAGACGAAGTCGAAGAAGGCCCGGAGCGTTTGGCTTCTGCCGGCTCCTGCGATGCCGCGTTCTCCTGCAGCGGTGACCCGATTGATTGCGAAGTGCTCCGGCAGCAAAAGGAACAGCTGTGCCTCGCTGAGGAGATGACTGATTTCCCCAAGCACAAGCCCGCCATCGAGGCGGCTGTTACCGGCGACAGGTTCCAACTGGATGAAGGCTCCGGCGTCATCGACGTGCCGTCCTTCATCAACCAGGGCACCCGCTTTCTTCCGTCCGCCTGTCCCGCCGCCGAGAGCTTCAGCCTGACCACAGCAGGCGGCCGCACTTTCCAGCTCAGCTATGAACCGCTCTGCCGCGCCGCCAGTGACCTGAGTGGCCTGTTCGTGGCCGTGGCTACCGTTCTTGCCGCCCTGTATGTAGGCCGCGGCGTAGGAGGTCAGTAATGCAATTCCTATTCATCGTTCAGATGCTGATCATCGTGCTTGGGCCGCTGGTGAAGATGGTGCTGAAAATGATCGGTTTCGGCTTCGTCTCCTACATGGGCTTCAACCTCATCATTGGCCAGGCGCAGGACTACCTGTTCGGCCTGATGGGCGATGTCGGGCCGGTCATCCAGGGGATTCTCGGACTGGCGAAGTTCGATGTGGTGGTGAACCTGTACTTCGCTGCGATCTCCACGCGCTTCATCCTCGCCGGCATCGACAAGGCTACCGACCGCAAACGTAATCAGGTCTGGCATAAGCCGGGCGGCACCTCTATCGACGCATAAGGAGGCGCCGTCATGCTCGTTATCCGTACCGGCAAGCCCGGCCATGGCAAGACTCTGAACACCATTCGCGAAGTGGACCAGAAGGCCCATGCCGAAGGCCGGGTCGTCTACTTCCACAACATCAACGGCCTCAAGCCCGATCAGCTGCAAGCGCAGTGGTTCGAGTTCGAAGACCCCGAGAAGTGGTTCGAGCTGCCCAACGATTCGATCATCGTGGTCGATGAAGCGCAGGGCTGGTTTGGCTCACGCGATCCCAGGGCGCGGCCACCGGAGCACATCACCCGCTTCGAGACCATGCGCCACCAGGGCCACGAAGTGCACCTCGTCACCCAGGACCCGCGCTATCTCGATGTGCACCTGCGTCGGCTGTGCAACACGCACATCCACTATTGGCGGGTGTTCAAGTCCGCCCAGCTGCTGCGCTTCGAGTCGGAAGTGGTGGTGGAAAAGGTCGAGCTGAAGACCAGCTTCAAGGACGCGGACAAGAAGTCGCTGCGCCTGGACAAGCGCTACTTCGGCGCCTACACCAGCACCAACGCCAAGCACCACTTCCAGGCCAAGGTGCCGACCAAGTTCATCCTGGCCATCTGCGTGCTGGTCGGTGCCGGCATCCTCGTCTATCGCGCCTACGAGCGGTACAACACCGAGAAAGCGCAAGCCGAGACAGCCAGCGGCGCGCCGGCCGGCAGCATGGTCGATCAGGTACGCGATACGGTCGGGGCGTTCATCAAGCCCGTGGGCGAAGCGAAGACCGATGCGCCTGAAAGCGTCGCCAGCTACATCGGACGGCGCGTGCCTCGAATACCGCAGGTCCCATCGTCGGCACCGATCTACGACGAGCTGACGCGGCCCGTGTCGTTTCCCCGGCTCTACTGCATGTCAAGCACCGACCCCGCGACCTATGCCCGCGAATTTGGGCGAATGGCGCATGCCGTAGTGAACGGCACGCCCACCGTCTGCCAGTGCTACACGCAGCAGAGCACGCGGGTCGAAACCGACTTCGCCTTCTGCATGCGAGTGGTCGAGAACGGCTTCTTCGATCCGACCCTGCCTGATCGCTCCGCTGGCGAGCGAACCCAGCAAGTCCAGAACAGCCCGCCTCCTTCGATGCAGGCGGCACGCCCTGTCGCAACGCAGCCAGCCGGTGGCACGAACATGACTGTCGTGCCTTATCAGAAGGGGCAATTCCTGTGGTGATGACCGTCAGCGCGCGTGCGCTCCGCGCTCTTTGCACGCACGGCGAGGCACGAGCCGGCGTGCAAACGCGCGCGCTGACGTCCCTGTAGCACGTCAGATAAATCCAACCGAACAACCTTAGTAACCCATAGTGAAGGGGAAACAGAATGGCCAATAAAGACTTCAAACGAATCGACCTCCTGACCGGATTGGAAGACAGTCAAAGCCGGTTATTCGTCGACCCGGGCACCGCTCGGATAGTCGATCTATCCAAGGTCCGTTTGCTGCGTTGCGGCGTCGATACGGTCCGCCAGCTGTACCGCGGGCTGATCCGTCCCGAGATCATGGCGCTGTTTGAGAAACCGGGCGCAATGGTCCAGTTCGCTGGCGAGTTTTGGCATGCCGGTCGGGTTGGCCGGGATTCGGGCTACCAGTACAAGCTTCAGAATGCCGACCTCGGATTCATCCTGCTCATCAAGAATTTCAACGCGAAGCTGGAACAGATCGGCCCGCACCTGAAAATCGAGGTATCGCCGCATGCCATCGACGCCCTGTCGCCTGAGCGTCTGCAAGAGCGGATGGACTACTACGCTGCAGCCGTGATGACCCACCGCGAGCGGAACCAATGCGCCGTCCACCTCGCCTTGGATCTGCAAGGTTGGGAGCCCCCGGCTGATCTGACCGCCCGCATGCACTGCCGCGCTCGCGCCAACCGCGATATCTCGGGCATCAAGGAGATCCAGTGGACCATGGAAGCTGCCACCTATGGTCGAGGGCAATCCTTCCTGTTTGGCTCCGCTGGTGGCGTACAGCTCGGGATCTACAACAAGACAATCCAGGCACGCTCACAGGACAAGCTCGACTACTGGGAAAGCGTCTGGCGTCGTCGGGATTCGTTCGATCCGGCCGATCCCGAAAACTATGATCCAGAAGCGGACGTGTGGCGGATCGAGCTGCGCTATCACCACTCAGTGATCCAACAATTCGCCAGCGGCTCGATTGACGCGAAGACCGGCCAAGCTATCGACACAGACTCCTATGCCGCCTTCTCAGCCCATCTGGACGGTCTGTGGCGCTACGGGCTGGGCCAATTCAAGCTGCTCGCGCGCCCCGGCTATTTCGAGCCCATCTGGACGCTGATCCGCGACGACATTCGTGTCGATGTACCGGTCGACTCTCTGGTCGATGAAACCGAATACAAGCGTTACTACAAGACGTCACGGGGCTTCTCGGGCAAGAACGTGGAACTGTTCCTGGGAAACTTCGTAAGCCTGCTGGCACGGGAGCGAGTGGGCGCTAAAACCGCATTTGATCGACTGAAGGAATGGGAATGCTGGCCGGTCATTCGTGACCACTACGCCTCGAAGGATATGACAGAGCGGGATCTGTACAAGCACATCAAGAACCTGCTTCAGGAACGGCATGTGCGGTGGGGTCGCGCTGTATGACGGCACGCAAGGACGGTAAGACCTGGACGGCTGACTTCTACGAAAACGGGAGAAGCGGACGCCGTATTCGCAAGAAAGGGTTTCTGACCAAGGCCGCAGCTCAGCGCTACGAAACGGACTTCTTCAAAAGCCTGACGCAAACCGGGCGACCGCTGGATGATCGGCTATCGGATCTGGTGAACCTCTGGCATCAGCTGCACGGCTGCACGCTCAAAGACGAGAAGACACGTCTGTCGAGAACGCTGGCGATCGCCAAACGGCTCGGCGATCCGCTCGCCTCGTCCTTCGACGCACTGGCCTGGGCGCGGTATCGGCAACAGCGCTTGAAAGTGGCGTCGCCGCATACGGTCAACCATGAGCAACGCTACCTGTCTGCCGTGTTCTCGGAACTGATCCGGCTCGGTGCCTGGGTAGGAAAGAACCCGCTCGCCAATGTCCGGCAGATCAAGACGGATCAGGTAGAGCTGACCTTTCTTACCCTGCCGCAGATCCGCCAGCTGCTCGAAGAGTGCAAGCGCTCTACCAACAATCACACCTACCCCGTCGCCCTGCTCTGCTTGGCTACCGGTGCCCGCTGGGACGAAGCCGAATCACTGACCCGTGCCGCGATCTACGGGGGTAAGGCTCACTTCCACCGCACCAAGAACCGCCAGTCGAGATCCGTGCCGATTCCGAAAGACGTCGAGGATCTGGCTTTGAAGGTGGGCATGCCTGGGAACGGTCGCCTATTCATGCCCTGCCGGTCGGCCTTTCGGTGCGCCTACAAGCGTTGCGGCTTCGATACACCGGGCCAGATGACCCACATCCTGCGGCACACCTTCGCCAGTCACTACATGATGGCGGGTGGGGACATTCTCGGATTGCAACGAATCCTGGGACACTCGTCGATCACGATGACTATGCGCTATGCGCACCTGTCTCCGGATCACTTGGAATCGGCACTGCGGCTATCGCCATTAGCTCAAAGCGGAGTTGTCAGCCATGGCCTGTAAGGTGCCGGGACTGATAAGGTTCTTGCTTCCTAACCGGCTAGTGGCTCGCTACATGGAAAGTAAGATTCCGCTCCCCACCGACAACATCTACAAGTTCTATGCATTGTTCTCGTTGCTGCTCTTGATCTTCTCGCTAGGAGCGTTTCTATACGTCCAGCAGTCCGCCAATGAGCAGGTGATAGCAATACTTCCCGAGCTTGAAGTGTTGAAAGAAGCCAAAGAGCTATCTACTAAAGATGCTGTGAGAAAACAGATACTTGAGCGGCAACTGGAGGTAATTGCTTCCGACCGGAAGTTTTTCCACCGAGCTCTCGGCGTACTTCTTGGGATCGCCATTTCGGGGATCTGGTTCGGCTTTATGCGCTGGCATAGAGTGATTCAGCCGCTGCAAGACGAACACACGAGGATTCAGCTTGAGATTTCACGCCTGCAGCTTGAGAAGCTGAAAGCTGAGTCGGCCAGCGCCACAGGAGCAGTGAAAGAAGCGGGCTAACGTCGCCCCGAAGACCCGGTAGGCAAGCCGTAGTCACTCCGTAGTCACCGGTACAAACAAAAAAGGGGCTAGCTTTCGCTAACCCCTTGTTTTGTCTGGTGGCTACACCGGGACTTGAACCTGGGACATCAGCATTATGAATCACCAGATTCTTCCCTGGATGTTCCAGATAGCCCCATAGAATCCGTCTTTTAGGAGCGATTGACCCTCAATTTTGCTGTCTGCGCCAGAACATTCAATGGCAGTAGTCACTCTGGTTTGTCGAGCCTCAACGCTAAAGGCAGTGCATTTTGATATAGAGTTTCGAGGTGTTCCTGCCACAGCCCAATTTCTTCCATCTTGGCTTTGATTTTGTGGAACTTTGTGTCGCTGAATAAAACTGTTGCTGATGTTGCGGAGTATATCGCTGACGGCTGGCACTCCCTGAGCATTGTTTCGATAACGTTTATCAGTCTATTTCTTCTTCTAGTTGTCTTTGAATCAAGATAGCTTTCGTATCTTTCTTCCGCGACATCTAAAGAGCTCTGAATTTGCTCTCCCACTTCAAAACGCTTGCTCACAACTCGATCATAGTTATTTAAATCTATTGCCTCTATTGTGTCGGAGCCTAGTTCGTCGATTCCCTTGAATCGATACAACCTAAAATACAAATGGTTTTTAGGGTCTTGATCAAAAGGATTAACTATAGGTACTTCCCTAGTATCATGAGTTCCTTTCGCAATATTGCATCTCTTACAAGCGGGCAGTAGATTGCTCCAAGAAACCACCTTGTCTTTATACTTATCTTTGTGTTCAAAATGCTCCACTTCCATGTATTTACTTTCTTCTGAAATACTGCACTCGCAGTATGCACACTTGTAGTGGCTCGACTTACTAAGCGCTTCTTTTATTTTGTCATCATTCCAGACTGCAGTTCCATTTGCCTTGAATATATTGACAAGTTCTTTTATTTTTTCATCTGTCAAATGTTCGGGTTGGGACCCGCGCTCCAGCTTTATCACTTTCTTAATCCTTTATTTCGCCCAGTTGAAAGGCGAGAAGTTTTCTTAGGTGATTTCCTGGGTGCAGTAGTCCATCAAGTTTCTTGTGGGCAGCCGATGCTTTTTCATAGTTTTCTTCATCAATAGCTTTTTCAAAATCATTCAGCGCGCTTGAGTACACTTGAGTCCTGGTGTCGACCATCCCCATAACGTCTTGAAGTACCTCTTCGACAGTCCAGCCTTGAAAGCCAAACTTAGTAGACGGCAGCTCACGTTTAAAAACCCTTCCCCCATCGCTTTCCAGTGCAATTACTTCTTCCGGCTTTGCTGATTGAATTATATGGGGGCTGTGAGTGGTTACGATGAACTGTGCAAGTGGAAATGCGGACTGTAAGATTGCTGATATCTTTGCCTGCCACTCTGGATGCAAATGAAGTTCAAGTTCGTCTATCAATACCACACCATCGAACTCATCAAGCTTTATACCGGGATTCTTAAAACGATACTCAAGCTCTTTTACGATTCCAAAAAGTATAGAAAGACATGACTTGAATCCAGAAGACAGGTATTCGTAGTAAATCTCTCCAGCCGGAGTTTTTACCATTATCTCATTGGACCCTGCATCCACCCTACTAAAACTAAATTCTGGATTTAAAAGCCCAAAGAACTCTTTTGACTTGCGAAGATTATACTTTTGAACTTGTGTAAGTGCATTATCATGAGGCTCGTATAAATATCTATTAACAAACCAATTCTTCACCTCGCCTAGATTGACGCCGTTTTTATTGTCATTGGAGATCTGGTGCGAGTGTTTTTCTTCATCTTTCGATACCGAAGGCAAAGACTGGTAGCTAAATGTTCTCGCAACCTTCAAAGACAGTAAAAACACTGACACTTCAGGATGCGCGGCATGATAGTCACTTTCCATTGGCCCAAACCCGGCCACCTGGCAATGTTGCTTCAATTCCTTTTCTTCTTTGTCGTCGAACACAGTTGCGTCTATTGAGCCGGCCGCTGAACCAACTCTTTTTTTAATGATATGCGTTCTTTCACCCGCATAAACCTGCGCGATACATTCTAATATTGTAGTTTTTCCGATCCCATTAGGCCCGCAAATTAAGTTCATTTTTCTGCTGAAGCTTAAGTCCAGCGAATCTATTCCAGCAATATTTCTAATTTGTATATTTTTTGTATGCATATTTATATCTCGAAAGATGTTAGCGAGAGCATCTTTTCGCTACTCCTTGACGGACTCCCTAATGTGAATCAGAGCCTAACGACTTTCCGTGCGGCCGCGATTCGATAGTTGGTTTGCTTCCAACTCTGTCGGTGACGAGGAATCGAAAACAGCGGCTTCAGAGCGGCGTCGCTCTACTTCTGCCAACCGAAGAGATTCAATGTAGTCGTAAGGCCGCTCTAGCGGTTCTGATTGCTGCGTTTCGGCTTTCTGATTCGCCTCAGCTGAGCGTTGCTTCGCGAACTCCTGCATTCCCTGCGAACCTTGGTAGATGGCAAACATCGCAGCCACGGTCACGCCTGCTTTCAGCAGAGCACGTTCAATGTCCATATCCGTCCCCTCCTCCGTTCCTTCGGGCGTACCAGCGCCTAGCTACTTCCTGTGTGATCGCTATCCCGCGTTTGGATTGGTCAAGTTTCGGTTGGCCTCATCGTACTCGGGACTTGTCTGGCCGCACTCGGGTGCGGTGGTCCCAGTGACAAGCCATAGAGCGTACTGAGGAAAAACCTTCACGACAGCCTCGATCTCCGCGTCTGAAAGGCGCGCCTTACCGTTGCGAATGTTGCCCCACCGATACCGATCGATGCCGGTTTCTTTCTCGAACCAGACACTTGTTCGTTTGCTGTCAAAAAGGCTTATAAGCCGCTCTTTTATCATTCTAAAATGATCTACTTAGTAGCTTGTACTCAGTATCGCGTGAGGCATAATGCGCTCAGCTTAGTAAGTATTACTTAGTGGTCGATCGGATGATTATAGGGCAAAAGCTATGGAACAGTCTGGTGTAGTGGGGTTAACCATCGAAGGCCAAGCCGAACGGATCGTCAGCTTCCGAGAAGCGCCGTTCTGCACGCAGCTCGTGCTGGCTGAAATGATGGGTGTCGAGCAGATCACCGAGGACGTGGTGCGCGGCTGGGTGGAAACCTACACCCTCCCGACCGTGAAGATCGGCCGCCGCCGCGTCATCAACCTGCACCGCATCCGCCGCGACATCGAGCGGGGCAAGTCGGTGTTCTGCCAGGGGGATTACGCCGATGAATGAGGCCATCGACGATGAGCGCCTACAACCGGCTTCCCCATGCACCGGACTGCGACTGCTCTGTCTGCTGGTCCGGACGCGAAGTGGCGAACTCCGCTCCCTCCCCGTCCACACGCTGCGCCCAATGCCGCCCCGCCGCTGCGCGGCCGATACGCACGCTGCAAATGGGCTGCGTCGGTGGAACCTGGAAGCCTCTGCTCTCGGAGTGGACAGTGGAACCGGCCTTTATCTGCGAGAAGCACACGCCACCCGACCGCCCCGCGAAGTGGTGGAGCGTTGCCTACCAAGATTCAACCTCGGCGCCGAGCGAGCAGTTCCCGTTCTAGCCGAAACCCCGACCGAAGCCGAACAGGTCCAGGGCCGCGCTCCCGGCTCGTCGGATCACGCTTCACCGATCCGGCGAACGGAAGCACGGGCGGAGCGCACCCTTGACCCTGCACGAACAGAAACAGCCT